TCAGCCAAGCCCAAGCGCGGAACGGATGCGATCGGGCACAATGTCCTTGCCGTCCTTCCGGTAAATGAAGTTCAGCAGGTCAATCTCCCACAACGGGCGATCGTTAACACTCAGCTTGTAGTAGGTGTTTTTAATGGCGTAAGTGTGTGATGTGGCTTCGCCCTGTTTGGCTTCCCCCATATCAATTTCCGTCACACGTCCGCGCATTTCGACTTCATACAGGTCGCTTTCTGCATCGGTGTAGTATTCACCCGCAAAACGCAGCAGCGTGCTGTCAATCGTGCCGCCATACTTAAGGAACAGCTCACGAACTGCGCCCCCCATGACAAAGCTCGCATCAAGCGCGGAGTCGTCCAGACCGAGATCAATACTTACCGCACCCATCATGCCACCACCCCGGTAGCTGTCGGTTTTGCGCGTCAGCTTAGGCAGAGTGACGGACGTCACCTTACCCACTTCGTTTTCACCATCCCACAAACAGCGTAAAAAAGCGAAGATGTTTTGGCACAGCCATCAGGCACCTCCCAGCACCGCAAATGCAGGTTCAAAGTATTCATCAGTAAACGTCTGGTAAAGCTCCATGTCTTCCAGTGGCGGAACGGGCGTATATTTGTAGCGAATACGCACACGCCCCTGACGTAAATCCGTGGTGCTGTTATCCACCACGTCATACCAGCACTCCGCGCCAATCAGTTTCCCGGCAGTCACCAGTGAATCCAGTTTTGCCCTGATGGCACTGATAACATCCTTCACGTTCGCAGGCGTCAGTGGACTGTCGATGGTTTCAAACTGCGCTTCCGCAATTGAATCAGCCAGCACCTGTGCGGTTCGGGTATACACCTCAAAAATGTAGGCGTTCGTTTCCGGTGTGCGGTTGCCCCAGAAGCGGAACCCGTTGCGACGAATAATGGTCGTGATTTCTTTGTTGTTGAGGCTGTTGGCATCGCTGTCTTCGGCCTGCAACGACCAGAACACATGCCTCGACATCCCCAGCACATTTTTAACCGGAACGTTGGACAGCGATTTGTGCCAGCCCTGCTCATGGTCAATGTACGCACGAAGGCCGCACGCATAAGCAGGCGCGGGGAACGTTTCGTTTTCGCCACTTTTCGGGTTGTAGGCGATGAAGTCCGGCCATAAGAGCATCACTTCACGTTCGTTGAATTTCTGGCGGTAGGTAATCGCTTCAGCCATCGTGTTACAGCCGTGACATGAGGCATACACAAATGCGCGCAGTTTACCCGCAATCACGCACAGGGATTTTGTCACCGCCTCCGTGTCCAGCTCCGGCGCGGCCAGAATACGCGGACGGTATCCGATGCTTTCATCCTGCTCTGCAACAAGCAGCGCATACATCCCCGTATAGCTGCCGTCATCCTCAGAACCACCGATAACCAGTTGATCCTGCGTCCTTCCGTCTTCTTCTTTGTGTTCAGCCACGCGAACGACGATCACCTTTGTGCTCACCTGGTCTGCGATGGCCTTAAGCGCACGATAAAGCGTCCCCGTTGTTCCGCATTTTCCCAGCACGTCATTGACGCGGGTCAGCAGTGTGGGCTTGTTCAGCGGGAACAGCTTCGCGTCCGCATCATCCGCCGTTGCCACGATACCGATAACGCTGGAATCAACATCGTTAATCGCTGTTACCAGGTCGGTATTTTCCGTAACACGGGCACCATGAAAACGAGTTTCACTCATAGCTTCAGCCCCTTGTATCCGTTAAATGATTCGGCAACAATCATCACCCACCACGCGCGTAATCTCACCCCTGCGCCGTTCTCCCGACCCGGCGACAACAACAAGCAGTAGCCCCCCTCCGCACGCACATGCGACCATGCCGCACAGGGAGGGAAAGATGACCGACACCACCATGCAATTGCTCAGTCAGAGCACAGACCCCGTGAAAATGCCGGATTTTGATATTCTCGCGGAGGGTAAAACGCTGTCAGGCGTGGCAGAGCGCCTGATGAGCCTGTCACTGACCGACAACCGGGGATTTGAAGCGGACCAGCTCACCATCACGCTGGATGATGCGGATGGTCAGTTGCAGCTACCGCCACGGGGCGCGCGCCTGACGGTTCTCATTGGCTGGAAAGGCGAACCGCTGACAGAAAAAGGCTCTTACATTGTCGATGAAATCGCACACGAAGGACCGCCGGACAGGCTGACTGTTTCAGCCAGAAGCGCAGATTTTCGGGATGAATTTAACGTTAAACGTGAGGTGTCCTGGCATGATGTGACCGTTGAGCGTGTGGTATCCGCCATCGCTCATCGGTACGGTCTGAAACCGCAAATCAGCGAAATGCTGATGCATATCGAAATCGACCACGCCGACCAGACCGAAGAAAGTGACATGTCCTTCCTTACGCGCATGGCGGAAATGCTGGGCGCAATCACCACGGTAAAAAGCGGTAATCTGTTATTCATCATGCCCGGCGGTGGCGTGAACGCACAGGGCCAGCCGTTGCCATCGTTCGCCATCACACGCAGCAGCGGCGATCGCCATCAGTTCCGCATTGCTGACCGCGAGGCGTATACGGGGGTACGCGCTTACTGGCTTGATCTTAATTACGGGAAAAAGAAAAAGTCAGCGTGAAACGCCGCAAACCGCCAAAACCGAAAAAAGAGAAAAAGCAGCAGCCGTGAAGGTGATTATATGGAAGGCGCGGAAGGCAATGTGTTTGTGTTACGCAAGACTTATCAGAACGAGCAGGCAGCAAGACGCGCAGCGGCGGCAAAGTGGCAACAACTACAACGCGGAGCCGCATCATTCTCCATCACACTGGCACGCGGACGCGCAGAACTCTACCCCGAAATGCATGGCACGGTAACAGGATTTAAAAGCGAGATTGATAATCAGGACTGGATTATTGCAAAAGCCGAGCACACCATTGATAACAGCGGCTTTACCACTCAGCTTGAGCTTGAAGCAAAAATCCCGGAATGGATAGCAGAAACAGAATGATAAACCATAGATACCATGAAAAAGATAAATACAGAATAGTTACGCCGGACTTAAGAATACACTCACGCTAAAAAATATTTGTAATGATTTACTTGATATTTATGGTACGTGGCACCTCACTAAGGCGTCCGCCTCAGGCCACAGATAGCAAATCTGTGACCTTTTTTGAAGACTTAGAATTTATTAACTAAATTTTATATGGCTTGATGCTAGAGCTTTAAATTCAGTGGTTTTCATAGTTTTTTCCAAAGTATCACCATTTACAATCAGATAATCTAAGATTTGCTTGAGCTTATCACTAACAACATTAGTTCTTATATCCGTTAGAATTTGCACAGCATGCTTCCTACAGTTTTTGTTAGATAATAAGTGGTAAATCTCTTGATTATAGAATGCAATGATAACTTGAACGATATTATCATCGCCCAGCATATTCAATATTGAATCGTATATGGGTTTGCCTAAAGGAGAAACACCAGTGTTATAAGAAACACCATTACCAATACGACACGATAGAATTATACGAATTAATTTTTCTTTACGTTCATTAGGAATATCCGATTCATTGGAAATGTAACTTAATATTTTCCTAGCATGAGGAACTTCATTATAGAAATTATCCCAACCGCTGTGAGCAGAACTTAAATCATCCAGATATTCATCAAGCAGAATAACCCTAGCCTCAAGGGTTTTAAATTTATTACCAGAGCAAAATTCGAAAAACTCGTTACCTGCTAAAAATTTATCATTGTGCAAGTTGGTTCGATAACCATCAAGCGCAACACCTAGTTTATATTTAATATTATTATCTGCACATTCCCAAACTGTTGGAGCAATTTCAGATATATTTTTCTTAAGGATGTTATTTGCACCAGCACCAATATACATACCGAAGATTGTCTGAAGGACATTATCACAATTTCTTGTGTGTAGCTGTTTGAGCCCATTTTTCATATGCTGCAAACTAGAGCTACTGATGACTTCAGTTTGATTTCGCAGATTCTCAACAAAAGCCTTAACTTGCAGTGCAGCCTCTGAAGGTGTGTCATTGATAACTTCTTGAACACATGTTTGCAACCACCCCATCAGTTCATAAGCATTGATTTTCGCATCATTAGGATGACTGGCACCAAGATCATTGCGCATAATTAAAATATGGGTGAGTTTTTTATAAATTGAGTCGGAGATCAATTCTAATTTAGCGCAATTATCAAGAAGAACTTTATCTTTAATACCACTTAAGTCACTTTCAGTACTAAATAGATCTCTATGTTTACCACCAACGGCAGCATCAAAAAAAAGTTCCAAACCATAAATAACTGTCTTTCTTCGTAAGTTAAGTACAACTTCGTTCCAGACATAATTCAAGGCAGCATCAAACAAACCAATAGCACTTGCTGCTGCAAATTTGGACAAATATCTAGAGTCACGCTTAACGTCTTCTGGTAACGCCATCACAAACTGAGGAAAGTTTGTTTGGACAACCTGACGCTCCATCGTTGAAGCAAGAACATTTTCTTTTGGTAATCCAAGCGACTCCAAAAATTGCTCGAATCGATTGAAATCTGTTGATACGAGTTGCCCTTGTGCTTGTGTGCTAGCTATTTCATGTGTGCTCATTTTTATCCCGATTTTGAATGATTTAATTACTTAACCGTGTATCTATGCAAACTGTCAGTTGGAGTCTGAACCAGTACAACATAGAATAGCAGCACTACTACATTTAAGGGAGGTCGCTATGTTCCGTTGTCCGCTTTGTGGCGCATCTGCCCGAATCCGCACCAGTCGTCCGGAAAATGATTCAAACACCGTGCGGCAAAAGTATTACCAGTGTAACAACCTGGAATGCGGCGTATGCTTCTCAACACTGGAAGCCTTCCATAAATTCACATCAAAACACGCCTCCGCCGTTCACTCTTCAGAAGGTATCCCGTGGCATGAGCTGCCAGCTTCACACAGGGGAAACAATCAGATGAGTTTGCCTTTACCTCAGAACTAACAGGCAGAATTGCCGGATTAACAAAAAAGCGATAGATTACGCGCGGGTGCCTTTCGGCTGATGGTCGGAGGGAATACCCGAAGGCCAGATGTGGAAAGGCCCCGGAAAACATCTCTGTTTAACCGAGGCCCTAACCGCATTACCTTGACAAGTGAAAGGTTAGCGCCTCTCCGGAAAAGGAGCAAGTGCTATGTCGCAAAAATCGCTTACGGCCATCACGTTCTGCGTGACGGCAATCCTCATCATCTGGATGTTGCACGGTTCGCTGTGTGAAATACGGATGAGCTTCTGGGGAGCGGAGTTTGCGGCGTTCTTACAGTGTAAGCAGTAAGGAAACCGCGACGGGGGAGCAATCCCCCGTCAATCGGTTGCCAGGGTAAGGTCGATAAGGCACCCTATCTCACAGACATGAACAACAAACCCGCAGCGTAAAAACTGCGGGTTTTCTTTTTGGTGCCCTCACCGACTTGAAACAGTGATCAGACTATAAGACAAAACCCGCAATGTAGCGGGCTTACTCCCCTCTCCCTCCACTGAATGTGGACACATAGTGGAACAAAGAGAGATAAAGCATTATAAATCAATCGGTTATTGAAAGAAAAAAGGCCGCATAGCGGCCTTTTTTATGCATAACCTACGAACATTAAGGAGTAATTGAACCACCAACTCAGGATCTCATACGAAAACCAGTATTAACCACGGATAAAATTCATAAAAATACTGATTGTTAGTTAATTTATATTAAGTAGCGCTAATAGATTTAATAATCCATAATCATTTAGAGGCTATTCTTAATTATTTGCGGTAATTCTTTATTCATTCCTCGGTTATTACGTCATATTCAGAGCAATCCTGGTATTAGTGTCACCAATTTCATCTGGCGATAATCCTGAAATGTTATGAACAGTTCGAGCAAACTGCTTTTACCTGCTGCGGGTTAGTGCTAGTATGAAAAAGTGAGTCCTGTCCCGATTCCTTCCTAATTGTAATTTTTCGTAATAATGCGATGAAAACCTGCAAAGAGTGGCTTATAGTTAAGCTAACAAACGAGAGGGCAAGTCCAGGTCAGTAAGTTTTTTCCATCCCGAAAGGTGTCCGTTAGTTCAACCACTAAGAAGGGGACGCGTTATGGATGAATACTCACCCAAAAGACATGATATCGCACAGCTTAAGTTTCTCTGTGAAACCCTGTATCATGACTGTCTTGCAAACCTTGAAGAAAGCAATCATGGCTGGGTTAACGACCCAACCTCGGCGATCAACCTCCAGTTGAATGAACTGATTGAGCATATTGCGACCTTCGCACTTAATTACAAAATTAAGTATAATGAAGACAATAAGCTCATTGAGCAGATCGACGAATATCTGGATGACACCTTTATGTTGTTCAGCAGTTATGGTATTAATATGCAGGATCTTCAGAAATGGCGGAAGTCAGGTAATCGACTATTCCGTTGTTTTGTCAATGCGACGAAAGAGAATCCTGCGAGTTTATCTTGTTAG